TGCTGAAGCTTACTAATGGTGAGATCCAACGAATCGTCAATAAGACNGAATACTCGGTTCTAGAGAACACGCTCGCTCGTCGTACATTTGATGAATCTGGAAATTATACGGTTCGACCATTCATTGCAGACATTAGAGAACATCGTAATAATGATCGGGGTCAATGGCTAGCTAATACACAATATCTAATTGGTGATATTGTGTCTAATAACAACATTCTTTATGTCGCTAAGAAGAATGGCATATCATTAAACACAGCACCAGTTCACACAAGCGGGTCCGCATTTGACGGTCCTGGTAATACCGGTGTTGAATGGGAATATGATCAGAACCCCGTTTATAACCGGGGCATCTATAAGCCTGAACAGGGTGGTTCTGAGTCAAAGTTAGCTGTCGGTCTATCACCTGGTAAGGCTTATGTTCAAGGTTATGAAATTGAGAAAGTTTCAACTGAATATGTTGCTGTAAATAAAGCCAGAACCGAAGTCCAGGTCGACAATGCCGTTATCCCAGCAACTGTCGGTAACTTTGTTTTGGTTACCAATGTCAGCAATTTGCCGCCAGTTAATTCATTTGCGACTATCACACTCTATAATAGACTGATTTCAGTAAATGGAACAGCACCAGCTGGCGCAACTGTTGTTGGTACAGCACGGGCCAGATTTATTGAGTGGGATAATGGTACTATTGGAACTTCTTCAGCTATCTATAAGCTAAGCTTATTTGATATTAGACTAAACGCTGGGTTTAATTTCAATCGGGACGTGAAATCATTTGTATTTTCTACCGGAGAGGCTGGCACCTCATTCACAGCTAATATTGCTCCGATTGAGACTAGACTGATCGGTTCGGCCACAGCCGCTGGGACAACAGTGACTGGTTCGGGTACCTCGTTTGTTACTGATTTAAAAGTTGGCGACTATGTGTCATTAGGTGGTAATTATCGACGAGTTGTGACGATTGTGTCTCAAAACTCAATTACAGTCGATTCGTCAGTGACTGTAACTGGATCAACTATCACTCGACTAAGTACGACCATTCGTGAACCAGAAAATCTTTCTCTAGTATTCAGATTCCCATATGATGCAATCAAAACGGTTCGGAGTGCTCTAAATACAAACGACACAACATACACTGTATATGAGCGGTATAGCGGAACATCTTCTGCCGCATCTGGTGGATCTTGTACTTTAACTCTGTCAACCACCAATGGTACCTTTGCATCGGCGGCCGAGACAGACAACTATATTGTAGTTGATAATAGTGTGGGAACTGGCGGCTCTGTAATTCAACCAACTAATATCAATATTAGTGGAACCAATGCTGTATTCACTTTACCAGACACATATGCATCAAAGAGTATTGTTGTTATCGCTGCTGTAAATAAGAGTGGTTCTACTCTAACTGAGAAAGATAAGACACTTAGTGCCGAAACAGTAATTACTAAAACCACTATAGCCGATGCCACGGCTAGTGAAATTCTCCTGGGTAAAGCCGACTGCTATCGACTATTCTCGGTTAAGATGAAGACCGGCACCTTTGCTTCACCCGGAGCAACATACTCAATTGATATCACTGAACGGTATGAATTTGATAATGGTCANCGTGATACTCATTATGATATTGGTAGGATCAAGCTAAANGCNTCATTTACNCCACCAACCGCTCCAATTGAGATTCGTTTCGATTATTTCACTCATACCGATGGAGATTATTTCACAGTCGATTCATATGGTGACTATAGTACTGATACATCAAATACCACAGCGATAAGTTATAAGAATGTTCCTAGTTATAACGGGGTTCCTTTAAGGGACTGTATCGATTTTAGACCAAGAATCTCCGATAACGGCTCCAATTTCACCAATACCGGTGCGTCAATGGCTCTTGTCCCAAAACGAGGTCTTGATGTTCGAGCCGATTATCGATACTATCTTGCAAGAAAATCAAAGATAGCAATCTCATTTGCCGGTGATTTCTTTGCAATTGATGGTGTTGCTTCATTAAATCCAAGTGACGCGGAAGATCCATCTATTGGTATGGTGTTGTATAATTTAACCCTTCAACCATACACATTTGGCACTGATATCGCCAATGTCAGAGCCAAAATGGTTGATAATAAACGGTATACAATGCGCGATATCGGCAAGCTGGAAAAGCGAATCGATAATCTGGAGTACTACACATCATTATCATTGCTTGAACAACAAACCGAATCACTTGATGTGATTGATTCAAATGGTGATAGCCGATTCAAGAATGGCTTTATTGTTGATGGTTTCGTTGGACATAGTACAGGCGACATCAATTCTGCCGATTATCTATGTTCAATTGATATGGATAATGGTGAACTTCGACCATTCTTTACTCAAGATAGTATTGATCTAATTGAGAAGAATTCAACTAATGCTGCGCGAGTTTCCAATAATTACAAGCTTTATGGTGATGTGATTACATTACCAGTAATTGATCATGTACCATTGGTAACTCAACCATATGCTTCTAGATTGGAAAATATCAATCCATTCGCAGTATTTACATTCATTGGTAATATCGATCTTAATCCCGCTAGTGATAACTGGTTTGAGACAAAGCGTCTTCCAGATTTAGTGAATAATATTGATGGTAATTTTGATATCATTAGTCGTCTAGCAGAGGAAGCCGGCGTTCTTGGCACCGTCTGGAATTCATGGGAAAATAGTTGGACCGGTCAATCTGTATCAACGCTGTCAAGTCAGCGTCAGCGTGGATCCGGTATTAGAGATATCACAACCGAAACCACAGCAACGACAGTTGGACAAAGCCGAACTGGCGTAACAACATCCATTGCTGTTAGTGTTGATCGACAGGTTGTTGGCGATCGCGTTGTGTCTACATCGATTATCCCATTCATTAGATCAAGAAATATTCTTTCTCAGGTTAAGGGTCTCAAACCCAATACCAGATTCTATCCATTCTTTGATGAAGTTGATATCAGTAAGTACTGCACTCCAGCTAGTATCATTCAATATACTCCAATTGCCGGAGAATTTAACGACTCTCTGAATGTTGGTGGGTCTGCGACTCAAGCTGCTCGAATGATCAATGGTGATTCACAGATGTGTCTGAATAAAGGCGACATCATCACTGGTCAGACTTCTGGTGCTACTGCTATCGTAGTGGGTCAACAACACGACACTGAGACAAATGTTCATCAGTTATATGTTGTTAATATCAAGGGCACATTTGGTAGTGGTGAACAGATTGTCGGATCAAATATTGCAGAAGATTCAACTATCGCTACTGGTACAGTGAATGCTGTTACTCTAGCGGCCACTGGTGGAACATTGAAGAGCAATAGCAGCGGGGATCTATATCTGCTCTTTGCTATTCCAAATAATGATGCTGTTAAATTTAGAACCGGTACACGAGAGTTCAAGCTTGTCGACACCCCAGAAGTGAATGGCGATTTCACCTCTCGCGGACGAACAACCTATACGGCTAGTGGCATTTTGGAAACTAAACAGCAGACTGTAAATGCTGTAAGAAATGCTATTCTAGTCGATGAAGTCGTTCGTGATAATCGCGTCATTGTTCAAACATCAAGTCGTGTTGTTAGTGATACCGGTTGGTATGACCCATTAGCCCAAACATTTTTAGTTCAGCAACCTGGTGGGGCTTTCTTGAGTAAAGTTGACGTATTCTTTGCATCAAAAGATAAGAATATGCCTGTCACGATGGAAATTCGCGAGGTTGTTAATGGGTATCCCGGTAAAAATATTCTACCATTCTCGAAAGTGACACTAAAACCAAACCGTGTGAATATTTCTAGTAATACGGTGACAGTGAATGGTGGTACGGTGCCATCATATGATACACCGACAACGTTTGAATTCCCTAGCCCTGTGTATGTTCAGGATAATCAGGAATATGCAATCGTGTTGCTATCTGACTCGAATGAGTATCGAGTTTGGGTATCTCAGCTCGGTGATATTGTTCCTGGAACTTCTCGAACTATCTCTGAGCAGCCTTATGCTGGCGTTCTATTCAAGTCACAGAATGCATCAACATGGACNGCNGATCAAACTCAAGATCTAAAGTTCACNTTGTATCGGGCTAAGTTCCAGACAAACACAGTTGCAAATGTGGAGTTTGTAAACACAGTCGTTTCATATGACACTTTAGCAAAAGACCCATTTGAAACCAGATCTGGTGTAACAAAGGTTCGTGTTTGGCATCGAGATCATGGTATGCCGGTTGGATCCAGAGTTCAGATTACAAATTCNGANTCNGGNCTATTAAGCACAGCGATCAATGGTATTCCGGCGGNTCAGATTTACTCAACACACNNTATTAGTGACGTTGATATGGATTCCTATTGCATCACCGTTTCAACTGCNCCAAACGTCACTGGTTATGGTGGTGGTACCACAATNAGAGCTACTAGAAATGTTCAGTATGATTGCGTGAAGCCTTTGATCCAGATGCAAACATTCCCAGAAACAACATCTAGATTTAGTCTAGTATCAGCATCTGGTCGGTCGATTGATTCATCCCAGAGTGCTTATGAATTATTGACATCAACGGACGTTTCGGCAAATGAGAACAATTATTTCTA